CAATATTCCAGACCATGCCATGATGCCATAGTTGCAGAAACTTATTTGAAACATAATCAGTTTCTTTATCTTATGGGTAAAGTCTGTCCTACTAACACAACCAGAGTTAGATCATTTTTTCTTGGAGCAGGACTAAAAATTTATGCTGAGATGACTTATAACAGCCAATACTCAAGAAACAAAAAATATAACCATACAATGAATCCTAAAGAAAGAGCATTGCATTGGTTAAATATTGTTACTACTGGTATGGCAAGTCCTATTGATGGTATTGATAGAGATATTAAGCCACATGATAGAGCAGCACAAATTATTTTTACTAAATCTTGTGATAGTAGTCTTAAAAGATCATTTTGGAATAGTGCTGAAGCCTTTGCTCTTACTGTTAGAGCAGCCCATAATTTTATGATTGGTCTTGATACTCAGTATCTTAAAGTTCCTAAAGATGATCCTTTCAGAGATTTCATTGAGTTGCCATCAACCAATAAAATAATGACTATGACATCAAATTGATACTACAATGTTCTTAATTACTTTTAAACAATGAATGAAAATCTATCACGATTAACAGTTCAAATAACAAAACATCAGCATAAATTATTGAAGTATCATGCCAAACCTGGCACATCTATCTCTTCACTGGTAAGACAGGCTTTGCAAGCCTACTTTGCTGATGCTGAAGAAGCTCTCAGAGAAAAATACTTTGAAGCAGCAGAGTATGAACATGGCTGCACAAAAAGCAGCAGGTATTGAAGAAGAACCAATAGTAGCTGATGCAAGTTCTATCTTTTGATTTTCTGTTATACTGAATATGATCCCTTCATCTGGTCTGGGAGGGTTATTGCACACACTAAGATAGGTAAGATGGTTGAGAAGGTCTTACCTATTTTTTTTGTTTTGTTGTAAAATAATAATCCGTAGATAAGTTTAATACCCGTGACTTGTCTACTGGCCTATTTTTAGTTCGTGAGTGTGCGGTATTACTTGATTAGGTTTTGGAGCAATACGAACCCCGTCACATAATTTTGCGTATTCACTTTTAGGATCAAAATAAATTCCAGCTAACATCAACTCTCCGCAATTTTTAAGTCTTGCAATTTCGTAATTAAGCATCTTTGCATTTAACTCTTGTTTTTGTAACTGTATCTGCGTATTTGCTGCGTCTAAACAAGAATCTTGAAACCTATTATCTAGTGGAATATTAAATGTAAATGCAAACCCAAAGTTAAGTCCTAAAGAATCTTTGTTACCGCTATAGTTTTCTTGATAATAAAGTATATTACCAGGATTATCTGGCACTCCATCATTATCTGCATCTGTTGGATCGTATACAGGAGTGTTGTAAATGTAATCTTGAGGTCGTCTTTGATTAAATGTAGTAGTAACAAAAGGGCTAAATCCCATCTGTGGTCCTGAACAAACTATGCCATTTCCGTACTGATTCTCTACCATTGGGCCACCTAATACTTGAGTAGCAAAGTTTGATACTGAAGATGACGATTGTGCTACAGGTGCACTTGTGTTTGATACGTTAGCAAAAACTGGATTACCTACTAAGGTTATTGCGAGAAGATAGTTGTGGTATCTGTGACGCTTGTGCTTTCTATGGTTCGGGTTATGTCGGTTACAGATTCCATTCCAGGTGCTTGATAAACTTCTGTAAATTGAAAAGCATCTCCCTGAGTTGTTTGAGTCCAGTTTGGTCTTTGATCTAAATTTAATCCCTGCCATGTATGAGTAGTTCCGTTTATAGTTTCGCTAACAGTAGTGGCTGCTGGACTAATAGAAGATCCATCATGCTGTATGCCTGATCCCGTAACTGAATACAGGAACCCAGAATTATATTCTGTTGTTCGTATAGATTCTGTAATAATTGTGGAAGTTTCTGTTCGACTTGTGGAACTGCCCTGTGTGAAATTAGGTATAACTGGCACAGCGTAACAAGGAGCAGATATAACAAAGCCAAGAAGAAGTAGCCTCCTCATTCGATAGTAAGATCAACGACAAACTGACCTGTCATCACGATACCAGTTCCCGTTCCTGGTGTTAGGGTAATTGTGTGATTGTCTATTGCAACCGCAGCCGTGCCTACGCTTCCAGCACTTGTGCTTGTAAGGTCCGAAAAATTTGGCACTGTACCTACTGTTACTGCACTACCTGGTGTAGCATCTCCTTCTAAAAAGCTAGTAGAAAAACTAAAGGCTTCACCACTGGTCGCTTGCGTAGCAGAAGGGAAAGTTACTGCTGGTACGCCATTAGTAACAGAACCAAATCCACCTAATGTAGCTGCTGAATTTGAATCAACAGTTGTGACATTGTTACCACTTATGCT